ACTGAATATCCTGAAGGTGGGTTTTATGATTGGCATATGGATTGTGATTTAGTTATGAAACACGAGCCTCCAGTTAGAAAAATATCTATGACATTAGTATTGTCAGATGAATCTGAATTTGAAGGAGGCGGGTTAGAGTTAGGAAAACCAGGTAATATATTAAGACCTAAACAAGGACACGCTGTATTCTTTGCAAGTTTTATTAATCATAGAGTTGTGCCCGTTACTAAGGGATTAAGAAAATCTTTAGTGATGTGGTTTGGAGGAGAACCATTTAAATGATACATAGAGAACTTTATTTTGCAACACCAGTTTATATTAAAGATATAGGCACACCTGAATATAATAAATATTTAGAAGAACAAATTGTAGCTTGGTCAAAAAGTGATCCAGGTCTTAAAAAGACAAATATGAATGGTTGGCATTCACCAACAGATATGCATTTAAAACCGGAGTATAAACATTTAATAGAAGAGTTACATATTGCACAACAAGAAATATACAAAGATGAATGTTTAGGTAGTGAACCTTTCTTAGGTAATATGTGGGCTAACATAAATTATAAAGATGGATTTAACAGACCTCACATACATCCTAACTCTTTATGGTCTGGAGTTTATTATGTAAAAACTCCTAAAAAATGTGGACACTTAAAAATAGAAGATACAAGAACAATGTCTTTAATGTCTAGACCTACGAAAACTAATAAAGAAGAACCAAAACATTTATGGAAAGAAGTACATTTTGAACCTATTGCAGGACGTTTAATTATGTTTCCGTCTTGGGTTAATCATTGTGTTGATCCAAATGAATCAGATGATATAAGAATATCGGTGTCATTTAATTTTTTACAGAAAGGACTAATGGTATAATGTTTAATGGATATCAAGTAATCAAGAACGCTTTACCCTATGAACTAGCTAATTTTATATTTAACTACTTCTTACTTAAAAGAGATGCTGTTGAATTTATGTATAAAAATAACATTCATTCGCAGTCCCCTATTTTAGGTACGTGGACCGATCAACAGATACCCAATACTTTTTCTTGTTATGGTGATTTTGTAATGGATACTTTACTAGTTAAAATGTTGCCTGTTATGAAACAACACACAGAATTAGATTTAATTCCAACGTATTCTTATGCTAGAGCTTATAAAAAAGGAGACACGCTTCATAGACATAAAGATAGACCTTCTTGTGAGATATCCTGTACTCTTAATTTAGGAGGGAATCCTTGGCCAATATTCATCGATGGCACAGGAGCTAATAATGTTATTAATGAGCGTAAAAATTTAGTTAAACCTGGTGCACCAATTGGTACTAAAGTCTTGCTTGAAGTAGGGGATATGTTAGTATATAGTGGCTGTGAACTTGAACATTGGCGAGAGCCTTTTGACGGGAACATATGCGGTCAAGTGTTTTTACATTATAATCATATAAATGGCCCATTTGCTGAGAAAAACAAATTTGATGGAAGAGCTATGTTAGGTCTACCATCAGGTATTAAAATTTAATATTTATAGAGATTTTATGTTAGGATTTGGATCATTTGCGGAATTACCATTTGCTGCCTCGTCTGAATCAGACGGAGCAGTAACAATTAGTGTTGTAGGTAATTCATTAAATATTACCATAGGCAGTGTGGGAATTATAGCGAATGCTGTAATTGAAGATCCAGACCCAAATCAAATAGTTCTAGGAACAGGTACTTTAACTATTACAGCCGATGCTAATCATACAGTTACAGGAAATGCTGTATCTTTAGGTATAGGTGCATTTACTGTTAATATAGATACTAACGTAACACCTTCTGGAAACACATTGACGTTAGCTACAGGAAATGTTACAGTAACAGGAGAAGCAAATGTATTACCTACTGGTAACGCTTTATCATTAGATACAGTAGAACCAGGAGTTATTACTTGGAAGAATATAATACCAGGAGCAACAATGGTTTGGACACCAATCGAACCTTACTAAAATTATGGCATCAACTTATTCAACAGATTTATCATTAGAACTAATCACAACCGGTGAAAAAGCTGGTCTATGGGGCGCAATCACAAATACAAACTTACAACTATTACAAACTGCAGCATCAGGTTTTGTTGAAGTAACGTTAAGTTCAGGCACAACTACATTAAGTTTGGCTGACGGATCGGCGACCGCGAATGGTAAGAACTTATATATTAAACTTACAGGGACTTTATCTGGTAATGCTAGTTTAGAAATGCCTGCAACCACAACAGGTGGTAATGCAAACAGAGTATTTTTTGTAGAAGATGCAACCACTAGAGGCGGAGCCGGTGATAGTTACACAGTAACTTTATTAACTACAGGTCAAAGTGCAGGAACTCAAGTACCTCTTCCTGAAGGTTCAACAGCTTTAATTTATTCAGTAGGTGCAACACCTGCAAGTAATTTAGGAATGTTACAAAAAGGATTTACTACAGTAACTGCAGCAAGTAAAACTACATACACAGCAGTACCTGGAGATCAAATCGGTGTAGACACAGTAGCTAATATTGTAACAATTACCTTGCCTGCTGGATCAGTAGGTGATGAAGTAGTTGTTATGGACATATCAGCATCAAATGGTTTTGCTACAAACAAATGTACAATAACTCCTGACGGTGCAGAAAATATTCAAGGTGCAAATTCTTCAATAGACTTAACTACTAATAATCAATCAGTCACATTATTTTATACTGGAGCAAGTAAAGGCTGGCAGTTAAAAACTAATACAGCATAGGAGTAAAGGATGCTTACTAAAATTAAGTTTGCTCCAGGAATTGACAAGCAAGATACTGCTGTCGGAGCAGAAGGTCGTTGGGTTGATTCTGATAATGTTAGATTTAGATATGGACTACCAGAAAAAGTTGGTGGTTGGCAATCATTACTTACAGATACTTTAGTAGGTGTTGCTAGAAAACAACACGCATTTGTTGATAAAGACGGTAATAGATATGTGGCTATTGGAACAGATAAGTTTTTAATTATATATTTTGAAGGACAATTTTTTGATGTCACTCCACTTGCAACAGCGATCAGCGGTGCAGCATTTACTTTTAATAATACTACAACAGTAACTCTAACAACTTCTGCAGAACATAATATAAGTGTTGGAGATATTATTCGTTTAACAGGAACTACTTTACCAGGTGGTATAACAGGTGTTACAACTGATACATTTGATGACACTAACTTTCAAGTTTTATCTGTACCTACTTCTACAACTTTAACAATCGAAGCAGCCACTGCAGGATCAACATCTTCTGGTGGATCAGTAACTATTAATCCTTTTGAGGTTGTTGGACCCGCTGCACAATCTTATGGCTACGGTTATGGTGTTGGTAATTATGCTGGTACTATTTCTGGTGCTACACAATCAACTTTAGATGGTGCGTTGGCCGCGGACACAAATGGTAACAACGGATCAGCTACACAAATTAGATTAGCATCTGCTACAGGTTTTCCAACAAGTGGTGGAACTATTGCAGTAGGTAATGAATTAATAACATACACAGGTGTATCGGGTGTAGAGTTAACAGGTATAACAAGAGCACAAAAAGGAACGACATCGGCAATACATAGTGATGGTGCTACAGTTACAAACGCTACAGATTTTACAGGATGGGGAGATGCAGTTGATGCAGGAACTATAACACTTGAACCAGGTCTTTGGTCATTAAGTAATTTTGGTGATGTGTTAGTTGCAACTATTTCAAACGGTAAAACATTTACTTGGGACTCTTCTATTGCAGCAAGATTATCCACACGTGCTTCTACTACTACATCAGGTTTTGAAACAACCAATAATCCAACTGCAACAAGAGTAACTTTAATTTCACCTACAACACGTCACTTAATTCATTTTGGAACAGAAACAACTATTGGCACTCCTTCAACTCAAGACGATATGTTTATAAGATTTTCTGAAGATGAAAATATTAATGCTTACACACCTGAAGCAACTAACACTGCAGGTACACAAAGAATACAAGATGGTACAAAAATTATGGGAGCTTTGGTTGCAAAAGAAAACATTCTAGTATGGACTGATAACGCACTATACACAATGAAATTTGTTGGTGCTCCATTTACATTTGGCTTTGAACAAGTAGGTACAAACTGTGGATTGATTGGTAAGAATGCAGCAATTGAAATTGATGGTGTCGCTTATTGGATGGGTAACAATGGTTTCTTCTCTTTTGATGGTACTGTAAATACTTTGCCGTGTTCAGTTGAAGATTATGTTTACGATGATGTAGACACAACTAAAGGTCAACAAGTTGCAGCTGGTATCAATAACTTATTTACAGAAGTTGTTTGGTGGTATCCAACAGTTGGATCAGAATTTAATAATAGATATGTAGTTTATAACTATGGTCAAAGTAATGGACAGTTACCAATGGGTAACTGGTACACAGGTGTTAATATTAATTCTATAAGAACAACTTGGATTGACTCACTAGTATATCCAAGACCTTATGCAACTGCATTTAATAGTTCTAACACAGGGACATTCCCTGTAGTACAAGGTCAAACAGGATTAGGTCAAAGCGTGTTGTTTGAACACGAATCGGGGACCGATCAAGTTAATCCAGATGGTAGTGTAACTGCACTTACTTCTTTTATACAATCATTTAGTTTTTCATTACAAAAAGATCAAAGTGAAGTGTTTTTAGCTATGAGAAGATTCTTACCAAACTTTAAAGTATTGACTGGTAATAATCAAATTACTTTATCTATAAAAGATTTTCCATCAGAAGATGATATTGAAACAGCTTTGAGTCCTTTTACAGTTACTTCATCAACTTTAAAAGTTGACACCAGAGCAAGAGGAAGATATGCAAATATAAAAATAGAAAATACAGGTGTAGGTGAATCGTGGAGATTTGGTACATTTCAAGTAGATTTACAACCTGATGGAAGGAGAGGATAATGACAAAAATAGTAGTAAGATTACCAGAACCTAAAAAAGAATATTCAGAAGATAACCAAAGACAAATTAATAGAGCGTTAACTACAA